TGTTGTGGTGGGGATTCTGGATCTGTGTGGTTGTTGCGAGACTTTGGGCCCTAAACTCACACTCCATTGCCACTTGCATATCAGGCAATATTCCGAACGCCCGGAAAAGAGAGACTCGGGCCACGGTCTCATCAATGGCAAACCCTCTTGCTCCCTCAACACTCCGCCATGTCCTGGGACCATAGCGGTGCTCATGCACAATCCGCTGCACTTTCTTGTCGTCGGCCGGTGCATTTGCCAACATGCGGTAAAACTCACCCAATATGGGCATCCCCTCATAAAGTGCCAAACCACACACTCCAGTGGCTGCAAGAACATCCTGAAGCTCAGCCCAGTCGAACTTCTCTATAGCGATAGCATCCTGCTTGATGGCCTTGTGAACATTACGGACCATCATGTAGTTGCCACCACCACAGTCGATTGGCTTGCTTTGGCAAAACTCGACTTGCTCCAGGTCAAATGCAGGTGCTTCCACGGTCATCTCATAACCGTATTGGAGGTGGTGCTGGGGGAGGGCGTCGAGCAGATGTAAATGCTCGCGCTCAATAAACACGCCACAATCATCCCCGTCATCGATGAATCGGTATTTCACGCCCAAAGACTGCAGGAACTTGTGGGTCAAGGCGCACATGATGAGGACATTCCCAAGTGCTGTGTTCATGTCACCGGACATCCGGCAACCCTTCACCTTGTAACGAATGTTGCCGTCACTTGTCGTCGCATAGCCGATGTTGTTGACTTGCCACGTCAAATACTCAGCCAGTTTAGCACAGCCAAAAATCATGTTGTAAATGGCGTGCTCCCACTCTAGAGCAGCAGCTGAAGTATGCTGGTCAAAGCGGCTGGCATCAAACCCGACAAACACAGGGTCTTTAAACTCCTGCCAGTATGATCGGATTACACTGGCACGTTTCCAGGGAGTGTCACACTTGAGAACCACGTGATGACCGAAGATGCGATCAATTGCCTTGTAGATGAGTTTCTCAGCAGGCCGGAGGTATCTGCCAATCAGTACATTGTATTCTGGCGACCGAGGCTGAATAAGTCGCGGGCACGGG